CGGTATTGAACCACCACGAGATTATCTATCAATTAAGAAATCAAAGAAAGGTACTTTAAAACAAATTGTGCCTGATTATCATAGATTTAAGAACTTCTATACTTTGTTATGGGACCAGAAATCTAACGAAGGATATATAAAGATTGTTGCTATAATGCAAAAGTATTTTGATCAAGCAATATCAGGTAATTGGTCTTATAATCCACAGAATTACGAAGACAATCAAGTACCTATATCTGAAATGGCAAATGATTTATTAATGACTTATAAATATGGGTGGAAAACTTCCTATTATCATAACACTTATGACGGTAAAACAGATGATGAACAACCAATGCATCCTATGACTTATGATGAACCTGAAGTAAAACAAGAAGTAAAACAAGAAGAAGTTTTAGATGAGGCAGATTGTGATGCCTGTGCTATATAATAAGAAACATTTAAACAAAGGAAACTATAGTGTCAAAAAGTATATTAGATAAACAGAATGTCGATTACACAAAAGCAGAAATGTTTTTTGGACCAGATTTAGCAATTCAAAGATATGATAAATTTAAATATCCAATCTTTGATAAACTAACGCAACAACAGTTAGGTTTCTTTTGGAGACCTGAAGAGGTATCTTTACAGAAAGATAGAAACGATTATAACGAACTAACTGAAAGTCAAAAGTTTATCTTTACATCTAATTTAAAATATCAAACAATGTTAGATTCAGTACAAGGAAGAGGACCTTGTATTGCATTTTTACCTTTTGTATCATTACCAGAATTAGAAGGTGCTATTGTTGCTTGGGACTTTATGGAAACAATTCACAGTAGATCATATACTTACATTATTAAAAACTTGTATCCTAATCCAAGTGATGTATTTGATACTATATTATCAGACGAGAAGATATTAAAAAGAGCAGAATCAGTTACAAAGACTTATGATGATTTAATTGAAATGGGTATGCGTTATCAACTAGACCCTAGTAAAGTTGATATGTATGAACTAAAGAAACGATTATGGTTAGCACTTAATAGTGTTAATATATTAGAAGGTTTAAGATTTTATGTATCATTTGCTTGTTCATTTGCATTTGGTGAATTAAAACTATTAGAGGGTTCAGCAAAGATTATATCTTTTATTGCTAGAGATGAATCACAACACCTATTAATGTCACAAAGAATTATTAATAACTATATTGATTATGAAAACGATAAAGTAATGCATAAAGTTATTAAAGATACAAAAGATGAAGTGTATAAGATGTTTGATGAGGCAGTACAACAAGAGAAACGTTGGGCAACTTATCTATTTCAAAATGGTTCTATGATTGGTCTATCAGAAAAACTTTTACATCAATTCGTTGAATACACAGCAAACAAAAGAATGAAAATGATACAACTAGAACAAAGATACGAACAAAAAACTAATCCATTGCCTTGGACAGATCATTGGTTAAACTCTAAATCTTTACAAAACGCACCACAAGAAACTGAAATTGAATCATACATAATTGGTGGAGTTAAACAAGATGTTAAAAAAGATCAATTTAAGAAGTTTAAACTATAATGAAAACTATTAATCATACTTGCGAACATTGTGATTCAGAATTTGTACTAACGTTTGATCCTGATAAAGGCGAACCATCTTCTTGTCCATTCTGTGCTGTCGATATAGAATTTGAAAAACAGAAATTAGATTATGATTCAGACGATTGGAATTGATTACAGTTTAAATTCTCCTGCTGTTTGTATTTGTACTGTTGAAAAACTTACTTACACAACTTGTGAATTTCACTATCTAACATCTAAAAAGAAATTTGAAGGTATATTCAATAAGAATATTCACGGTCATTTAAGACCAGAATATAATAGTCCTACTGAACGATTTTCAAACATATCAGATTGGGTATTAAAACTTATAAAAGAAAAATGTAATAACCCTATGGTTTTTATAGAGGGATATTCATTTGGTAGTAAAGGACAAGCAGTATTTCAAATTGCTGAAAACGGTGGTATATTGAAGTATAAATTATATAAAGAGAATATACCCTTTGAACTGATTGTACCTAGTGTAGTTAAAAAGAATGCTACAACTAAAGGTAATGCAGATAAACAATTGATGTATGATACATTTAAGAAAGACACAAAACAAGACTTAATGAAAGTTTTTGACCAAAAAACATTAACAAATCCAGTAACAGATATAATAGATAGTTTTTACATTAGTCAAGTAGGCAGATCGAACTATATATAATATACTGAAACAAATGAAAAAGGAATAATACAATGATTAATATCTTTATCGGTTATGATGATAGAGAAAAAATAGCATATCACGTCTTATCAGAAAGTATATTAAGACACTCATCAAAACCTGTATCAATTACACCTATAAAACTATCTACAATCAAAGATGACTTTGTAAGAGCAAAGGTCCCTAATCAATCTACAGACTTTGCATTTAGTAGATTTATTATACCACATCTTTCTAACTACCAAGGTTGGTCGTTGTTTATGGATTGTGATATGTTAATGAGAACTGATATTGCTGAACTATGGTCATTAAGAGATGATAATTATGCCGTACAAGTTTGTAAGCACGATTATCAACCAAAAGAAACTACAAAATTTTTAGGACAACAACAGCAACCATATGCTAAAAAGAACTGGTCAAGTTTTATGTTGTTCAATAATAAAAAATGTACATCACTAACACCTAACTATGTTAATAGAGCAACAGGATTAGAACTTCATCAATTTAAATGGTTAGAGTCAGATGACTTAATAGGTGACCTACCTTTAGAATGGAATTGGTTAGTCGGTGAATATAAACACAAACAAGAAGCAAAAAACGTACATTATACATTAGGTGGTCCTTACTTTCAAAACTATATGACCTGTGATTATGCAGACGAATGGTTTAATGTATATGCAAGTACAGTTAAGATAGAGTTATAAAATGTCAATAGTTAGATATATGAAATGGTCTGAATGTCTATCGCATACAATTTGGAAGAAAGTATTAAAAGGATGGACAGATGAAGACAAATTTTTTTGGGGATTAGCAGAGAATATAACGGAAGAACTTAAAGATATAAGAAATAAAGAACAAGACTACTGGTATATAGATGTAGGTTATTTAGGAGATCAAATACAAAGATATCCAGAACCTTCTATAGTAAATCCTAAAACAACTTATTTTCGTATTGCTAAAAATGGTATCCATACTAATCTTTCTAATCCTGATAATAGAGGAAGTTTCTATGTTGAAAGAATAAAGAAGTTTAATATAGAACCAAAACCATTTAAAGAAAACGGTGACTATATTTTACTTTGTCCTTCATCACCAACGGTTACTAAATTTGTAACTGGTTATGATTATCAACAATGGATTGATGAGGCAACAAAACAGATTAAATTACATACAGATAGACCAATCAAGTTAAGAGAGAAACCAAGACCAAATAACAAATTTTGGAATACAGATATAAAAGATGACTTAAAAAATGCACATTGTTTAGTAACAAGTATGAGTTTATCTGCTGTAGATGCTATACTAGAAGGTGTGCCTGTGATATGTCATAAAGAGAATGTAGCGTCTTATGTATCATCACAAGATATAAAAGGAATTGAAGACCCTTTTTATCCACCTGATACAAGATTATATTATTGGTTACAACAAATGTCTAATCATCAATTTACTTTAGAAGAAATAGAAAATGGATTTGCAAGAGATTATTTAAAAGGGGTGAAGTGGAACGACATAAAACTTTAACCGTTTATAAAAAAACTACTGTACAACCATATAAAGCAGAGTGGTTACAAGCATTTGCTATTGGTGCTAAAATAGTTTTACCTTTTGTAGTTGATTATTCTGATACAACACAATACAAACATACAGACTTTGCTATGATATTTAATTATCAATTACAACCAATTAATGTTCCTCACTTAAAATTAAGACAAACTGTACAAGAAAAACAAGAGAATAAAAATATATTCTTTTTTGATAGTGATGTTTTAATTAGTTACTCAAAAACTAAAACAGAAACACTTAATAACTATGTACGAATACCTTTTAGAAATGTTTATCCAGACAAAGCACTATACTTCAATGATAACTTTAAATCTGATAGATGGAATAAATTTGCAATTCAGAAACATATAAAACTAAAAGAATATAGAAAAGATGGAGATCATATTTTAATTTGTTGTAATAGAGGTAGTGGTGGGTACTCTGCTTTTGGTATAAACGCTGCTAATTGGGCAATAGAAACAGCAACTGAATTAAGAAAACATACAGAAAGAACTATTGTTATAAGATTACATCCAGGTGCTAGAGCAGATTTAAAGAAAAAAGACTATAAAAGATTAATGTCATTTGCTTCTAAAGCACATAGTATTAGAATAACAGGATTAAGTAAAACTGAACCATTAATAAATGATATACGAGGTGCTTGGGCAACCGTTATCTTCACATCTACAGCAGGTGCAATGTCTTTAATAGAAGGAGTGCCTGTATTTGTATGTCATCCGTCTAGTTATTTGAATAGTGTTAATGCTGGTAAGTTAAGTGATATAGAAAATCCCAAACTATATAATAGAGAAGAGTTTTTACATAAACTTGCTTACACACAATGGAATATAGAAGAATTAAAAGACGGTACTTTCTTTAGAAGTATAATGGATAGAGGATTTAGTAAATATGTATAATGTATGTTGTGTATATTGGGGTAGTAAATATGCAGTTAAGTATGTTAATAAACTACATAATGCAGTACAAAGACATTTAACATTACCACATAAGTTTATTTGTTTTACAGATCATAATGGTGGTTTTAATGAGGGTATAGAAACGAGACCTTTTCCTATGACAGGATTTAAAGGTTGGTGGAATAAACTATTACTATTTCATCCAGATACTAAATTAGAAGGAAGAAACTTATTTTTTGACTTAGATGTTATTTTATTAGATAATATAAATGATTATTTAACATATGGTGAAGAGAATACATTTTCTATAATAAGAGATTTTGGAAGACCTGAAACTGAATTTAATTCAAGTATTATGAGTTGGAACAATAAGTATCATAGTGAAGTAATATGGAATGAATACTTGACAAATAAAGTAAAGTATGATAAAATGTCTGGAGATCAAAACGTTATAACAAGTATTATGTTTGAAAAGAAAAATACAGATATATTA